ATGTAAACAACCCTTTGACTTTAAAACACATAACCAAAAGTATTGTTCTAAAGAGTGCTGTAGGCTTGCTACTAATAAAAAAATTATGCAAAAGTATTACATTAAAAAGCAGCGTTTGGCAGGTGCAGTAAGGCTATGCGTTAACTGTAAAAACCAGTTAAGCAGATACAATTCTGATAGTAAATGTACAATGTGTCAAGAGCTTGAAAGAAAGAACAAGTCAAATATAGCGAAAGGAAGTATTCAGGATGTCATTAGCAAGCTTGGCAAAGCCAAAAGCAGGTAAAGTATTAGGCATTGATGCATCTACTGGATCTATCGCTTTTTGTTTATTTGAAAACGGTGTCCCTGTTAGATATGGAAAGTTCCCTTTAGAAGGAATGGATATTTATGAAAAGGTTGCTGATGCAGGAAAGAAAACAAAAATTGCATCAGAGTTTCTAAAGCCAGACTACGTTGCTATTGAATCAGCAATTATGGTTAAGTCTGCTGATGCAGGTTTAAAGATTGCAATGATTGTTGGTGCAGCACTTTCTGTGTTGCTAAAGCCAGGGGTTAAGACGGTTTCTATTGCACCTATTCAGTGGCAAGCTTTTATTGGAAACAAAAATCCAACTAAGGCAGACAAGCTGGCACTTGAAAAAGAGATTCCAGGAAAGTCTGTAAGTTGGTATAAAGGTGAGATGAGAAATAGAAGAAAGCAAAAAACTATGGACTTCTTTAATACTACCTTTGGTACAGATATTGAAGACAATGATGTTGGCGATGCTTGTGGTATTGCCTATTATGCATATAAGAATATGACGGAGAGATAATGAGTAAGCTATATAAAAGTAAAACTTGGTTAACAAAGAGATATCTTATTGATAGAAAGACTATTGAAGAAATTTCAAAGGAATGTGCAACAAGCCATCAAACTATTTATAGATACCTTGTTGAGTTTGATTTAATTAGGAGTCAGAGAACGTGGAAGAAGAGATAAGAATTAATCTTTCTGGTGTAACTTTAAATCCAGATTTTTCAAAACAAGATATGGGATATCCAACTGCTGCAAAAAACATTTGGACAAACTTAGAAAAGTTTAATTTTAAAATTACAACATTTGATTTGGATCATAGGGGCATAAACCTATCATATGCCCAACCAAAACATCACATCATGTTTAGTGGACAATATAATATCATGTATGGCTGTCACGAAACCACAGAAATATCTGACTACTGGGCAGAGTGTTTAAATAAAGCAGATGAGGTTTGGGCACCATCAAGTTGGGTAGCAGATGTTTTTAGGAAAAAGGTAAACAAAGAAGTTTATGTTGCACCACACGGTGTATCTGGAAGCTTTGTTCCCGCAAAAAGAAGACTACAGGATAACAAGTTTATCTTCCTGCACCTGGGAGAGCCATACATGAGAAAGGGTGGACAGGCTACCGTAGATGCTTTCCTTAAAGAGTTTGAAGGCAATGATGATGTTTTGTTGCTAATAAAGTGTTATGATGAGGGTCATACAATTCTTGTTCCAGACGGTGAAGGAAATATGGTAGAGCCACAAAAAATTCATAAAAATATAAAAACCATAACCAAGTCTACAACCCAGAATGAATACTTAAAGATACTTCATAATACTCACTGCTTGGTGTTTCCGTCTTGGGGAGAAGGATTTGGAATGATGCCACTTGAAGCTATGGCTAGTGGTATGCCAGTTATTTCAAGTTGGGAGTGGGCGGAATACAAAGATGATATTAGATATAAAATTGATAGTGACCTAATGCCAGTACCAGATAATTTACCAAAGTACCTAAAAGAAACATATTTGGGTGAAATATATGTTGCCAGAATTGATTCTATAAGATATAATATGAGACAGGTGTACGATAATTACGAACAGGCTTTTGAAGATGCTTGGCTAGATTCTTTTAGGATTCATAGAAAGTGGAACTGGGAAGAAGTTATTGAAAAGTATGCCGTACCTAGACTTAGAAAGATAAATGGAGAGTTAAATGCACGAATACACGGAGTATGAAAAGTTTCATATTGAGGTAGATCAAGTTAATCACCCACGACACTATACCTCTGACCCATCTGGGGTTGAGTGCATTCAGATTACACGTCATAGAAACTTTAATGTTGGGAATGCCTTTAAGTACCTGTGGAGAGCAGGTATAAAAGACGATAGAACTCAGATTGAAGACTTGCAAAAAGCTATCTTTTATATCAATGATGAGATTAACAGACTGGAGAGTAAACAAGATGCCAACCTATGAGTACACCTGCCTAGCTTGTGACACCACCATAGATAGAGGCAATGTAAGAGTTGATGATAGAGATCATCAAACCTGTGAGGATTGTGGAAATATTCTTAATAGAAGTTGGACTATTGGCAATGTTGCTGTATGGGCTCCAACATCTGGCGGATACCGCTAAATGGCTAAAAAAACCACACAGATCAAATATAACCCACTTTGGGACGTTAAGCATGAATATATACACGGAAAAGATTTAATCACGCCTGGGACATTAGTTAAGATTAAGAATGTTCGTGGTGAGTTTAAGTTCCAAAAGTATGTTAAAAACATAGACTCAGGCATGGAATGGGTTGATGTTGTTGGTCAAACTGGGTATAGATCCTTTTATGTATACGATTTAAAGGGTATAATTAAGCCTAAGAAGAAAAGAGCAAAGAAAGAAAATGTCTGAAATAGAGCTAGTAGACCGTTGGGAAAACATCAACAGGGTTGCAGAAGAGTTTCTCAAGGGTAATACTAATCCTACAATCATTGCCAAAGCTTTAGAAATGAAGCGTATAGATGTCATTGACTACCTAGAAGAATGGCGTATGGTTGTAAGAAGCGACAAGCAGGTACAACTTCGTGCTCGTGAGGCTCTAGTTGGGGCAGACCAACACTACTCAATGCTAATTAAAGAAGCTTGGGATGTTGTAAATGAGGCTGGAAACACTAATCAACTTTCACAGAAAACCGCAGCACTAAAACTTATCTCTGATGTTCAGCAAAAACAGATTGATATGCTGCAAAAAGCAGGTATGCTAGATAACCACGAGATGGCTGAAAAAATTATAGAAACAGAACAAAGACAAGAAGTTATTGTTGGTGTTATTAGAGATGTAGTATCTAGTTGCGATAACTGTCGCATTGAAGTAGCAGAAAGACTTTCAAGGATAAGCGACAAAGCAGAGGAAATCTAATGTTTGAAGATATGTTAGATCTTCTTGGCGGTGATGAGTTTGATGAAAGACCAGTAGCACTTGAAGAGTTTGTTACAAGTGAAGACTTTCTTGGTTTACCACCGCTATCTGATTACCAATACACATCTATTCGTGCAATGAGTCAAATATATAAGAAAGCAACTTTAATTAATCTTTTTGGTGAAGATGAGGGTGAAAAAAGATGGAAGCAAACTTGCAATGAAGTAATCCTTCAGCTTGGTAAAGGTTCTGGTAAAGACTATATGTCAACTATTTCTGTGGCATATATTGTTTATCTTTTGCTTTGCCTTAAAGACCCTGCTAAATATTTTGGTAAGCCTCCAGGTGACTCTATCGATATTCTTAATATTGCTATCAATGCTGAACAGGCTAAGAATGTTTTCTTTAAGGGATTTAAAACTCGTATTGAGAAGTCACCCTGGTTTGTTGGAAAGTACACACCAACAGCAGGTGCAATGACCTTTGATAAAGGTATTACCTGCCACTCAGGACACTCTGAGAGAGAGTCTTGGGAAGGTTATAACGTAATCATGGTAATCCTTGATGAGATATCTGGCTTTGCCACAGACTCAACATCGGGACACGATCAGGCTAAGACTGCCTCTGCTTTGTATGACATGTATCGTGCATCTGTAGACTCTCGATTCCCAGACTTTGGCAAGGTTGTTTTGCTTTCGTTCCCACGCTATCGTAATGACTACATTCAAGAGCGATACAATGCGGTGATTGCCTCTAAAGAAGTTATAATGAGACAACATACCTTTAAGCTTAATGAAGAACTTGAAGATGATGAAGATACAGCAGAAAATTATTTTACGGTTGAATGGGAAGAAGATATCATTGAAGCCTATAAGTTTCCAAAAGTGTTTGCTTTGAGACGACCAACTTGGGAAATTAATCCAACTAGATCTATTAATGATTTTAAGATTTCATTCTACACAAAACCAACAGATGCCCTATCTCGTTTTGCTTGTATGCCACCAGATGCCGTAGATGCCTTGTTCCGCTCAAAAGAAAAGATAGAAGCTTGTTTCAATCAGATAAATATTGCAGTGGATCAAGAAGGCAGGTTTGCTGAATCATTCCAGCCAGATAAGGATAAACAATACTACATACACGTTGACCTTGCACAAAAGCATGACCACTGTGCTGTGTCTTTATCACACGTTGAAAAATGGGTAAAGGTAAATAGCTTTAATGATAAAGACGTTGTAAGTCCTATTGTTGTTGTAGATGCCGTTCGTTGGTGGACACCTACTGCAGAAAAAACGGTAGACTTTAAAGAAGTAAAGGCATATATCCTTAGCCTTAGAGAGCGTGGATTTAACATAAAGCTTGTAACTTTTGACCGTTGGAATAGCCTTGACATTATGAATGAACTAATTGCGGTGGGTATGAAATCAGAAACACTTTCGGTTGCCAAGAAACATTATGATGACATGGTTCTATTGGTAGCAGAAGAAAGAATTATTGGTCCTGCTATTTCACTTTTAACAGAAGAGCTATTGCAATTACGAATCATTCGTGATAAAGTAGACCATCCAAGAAAAGGCTCAAAGGATTTAGCGGATGCAGTTTGTGGTTCAATCTATAACGCTATTGCTCGTACTCCAAAAAATATTGGAGAGGTAGAAATACAGATACACTCGTATGAACAGTTTGTTGATGATCCTGATTTTGATCCAGAAGAGTTAAGACCAGGAAACAAAAAGATTTCTGTGGATATTCTGGACTTTCTAGGAGGAATGAATGCCATTTAATAATGAAGATTTTTATGAAGAAGATTTTGATCAAGACAGGTTGGATGATCTTATGAGATATCTCATTGAAGATGGATATTTATTGGAAACTGGTTTAGACGAAAATGGGGAAGCCCTATATCAAACTACACAAAAGTTTAGTGAAGATTTTCCAGACATGTTTGAGGAACAAATATCTGAAACCAATATAACCATCTATGAATTATGGATGATGGGCTTATTAGATGTGACGGTAAAAGAAGAGATCAATGACTGGGTAGTAATAGTCACTGACAAAACTATGGATTGTGACTTAAGTACATTGAGCCAGGACCAAAAGAATGTAATTTTGCAATTAAGATATAAGACTTTGTATCCAAAAGATGATACAATTTAGTGTCAAAAAGTATTGACATTTTAGCTAAAAGAAGGTAACATATAACTATGGAAACAACATTTGAAGATAAGGTTGCATATGTAGCAACATCGTTCTATCGCCGTTTTGACGATAGTGAAGAAGGCTTTGATGCCACAAACGAATACCCTTCGGTACTTCGTACAATTTTTAATCGCAATGACATGGCAGGTCCACTTGCTCTAGCATTATTTAATGGAGACATTGAATTAAAGGGAGACAATTCAAAGAAATGGATTGAAGAGTCTTTTGACGTTCTTACTTCTGTCTTTGGAAATCCAAATGCCGAAGAGTCTGACGATACTCCAGAAACACCAGAACTAGAAGTAAAGCCTAAGAAAGCTCCTGCAAAGAAAGCAGCAGCAAAGTCTTAATAAGGTTAGCCTCGTTGGTCTAGGGGTTAGGACGCTTCACTTTTGACAGAAGAGATCAGGGGTTCAACTCCCCTACGAGGCACAGCAATACACATTGTGCCAGTTGTGTGTATTCCCACATGTAAAGTGGCATGGCAAACTGGCAAGGCGAATGTTGCATAATGGTAGTGCTCCTTCCTTCCAAGTAGGTGGCGAGAGTTCGATTCTCTCCATTCGCTCAAAGGAAAGAGATTGACATAATATAGCTTGTTGGTCTCTTTCCTTCTATCCCCAATAGCTCAATCGGCAGAGCGTCAAACTGTTAATTTGAATGTTCCTAGTTCAAGTCTAGGTTGGGGAGCTCGGAGGCAGACGTTCTGCTGGATATGTCTCAAGGTGGGGCAGCTGACTGTAAATCAGTGGCGATTGCATGGTAGGTTCGATTCCTACATCCAGCACGAATTAAAAACACTATAAAAGAGAGTATACTGGTAGTATGATTGAAACACAAGAAGTAGTAGATCGTCAATTAAAGGTTGCAGACAGATGCGACAGGTGCGGTTCCCAAGCCTTTGTGTTAGTTAAAGGTATTTCTGGAGAGCTAATGTTTTGTGGGCACCATTTTACAAAAAACCAAGAGGCGTTAGAAAAATATGCCTACGAGGTTATTGATGAAAGAAATCATATAAACGCAACATCAGCATCCAGCCCTATTTAATTCTAGGGGTGGTAGCTCAGTTGGTTAGAGCAGCAGACTCATAATCTGCCAGTCGTCAGTTCGAGCCTGACCCACCCCACGCCCTCGTAGCTCAGTGGATAGAGCAATAGGTTTCTACCCTACAGGTCGGGAGTTCAAATCTCTCCGAGGGTACTTTCTAAGATATAATTAATTTGGGATAAATCCCTAATTTATAAGGAAAGAGTGATTCTAAATGGGTTCACCAATCGTGGGAGGTAAGGTTACAACACCTTACAAGAAGCTTGGAAAGATGTGGAGCAAGGGCTATCACACAGGAGTAGACTACGCTTGCAAAGAAGGAACAGACATTGTTGCTGTTGCAGATGGCAAGATTGAAAATGCTACCTGGGGTGCCAGCTATGGTACACAGCTAGTTCAAAAAGTTGAGGGTGGATGGGTAATCTATGCACACCTTTCAAAGGCTCTAGTTAAGGCTGGAGACAAAGTAACAAAGGGTCAGCATATTGGAGAGTCTGGTAATACAGGAAACTCTTCAGGTCCTCACCTTCACTTTGAAATGAGAGATAACATCAGATGGAGTGCAGGTAAAGATATTGATCCTGCAAAGATTCTAGCCTCTTAGTTTTAAAACATCACAAAAGCCCTTGACATTTGTTGGGGGCTTTTGCTATAATATAACTAAACAATAATACCGTCAGGATTTAAATGAACAACAATAAAACAACCCCATATTATGAATTAGCAACAATAACGAAAGTAGTATTTATGACCGTTACCTTTTTAATTACAGCCATATTATTGTTTGTAGAAAACTGGCTACTGATGATTTTTATTGGCACACTACATTCAGTATTTGACTTTATTCCTGCATTAGGTTTTTGGACAGTATTCTGGTTTAATCTTTTACTTGGAATTATCTTTGGTTTTATTAAGAAAGCATACAAATGAGCAAAGGATTTCAATACGATTTCTTTGCAGAAGAATGGTCACATACTTGTGGTGCTTGCAAAACAGAATTATATGCACCAACCAGAAAACATCTAGAGGGAAACTTTTGGATACATACACACTCAAATAGCTGTCTTGGAGGATGGTAGTGAACAAAAAAGAATTAGAAGACTTAATCTATTACGAAACAGATGAAGAGATTCTGCTCATGGATGGCTTTGAAGAAGCCTTTGTTGGTTTTTCTAAAAGATGTGGTCAGCCCACCCTCGCAACGTATTCATTTATAAAAATGTTGCAGGTGCTTATTGAGCGTGACGGTATGGATGTAATGGAAGCAGAAGAATATATTTCATACAATTGTCTAGGTGCCTGGATGGGTGAACTAACTCCAGTTATTTTATATGAATATGAAGACCCATTTATAGAGAATTGGAAATCACATGGCTAATGTAAAAACTAATGTAAAAAAAAGTTATTTTATTAAATCAACAGATGAGCTAACAGAGATTTTTGTAAAAGGATTAAGAACATATGTTAAAAGTCGTTTAGGTGAAACTGAAATGCATATGGAAGACTTTGCAGTAGAAGCAGCAAACTTTGCCGAATGTTTTTATGCAACAATGACGGCGTTACCAAAGGATCAAAATGGAATTTAAACTTTACCACGAAAAAGATGCTGGTCCAGTAGTTCGCTGGTTTGCTACAAAAATATTAGGCATTCTTCATACAATAGAAAAGCCCTTGTACAGCTATGCAGATATGTATACAGCAGTTTGGGATGATTATGAAGATGAAAATAATCTATCTGTGCCACACAATCAAATGGGAATATTTGATAACCTTGAGACACTCCCACAGTTTGAACACCTACAGGATGATTTGATTTAATGAAAACTAGGCACATAGCCCTTGTTGCACATGATAATAAAAAACAAGACTTATTAGAATGGTGCAAGATTAATCACTCTACCCTTAGTAAGCACCATCTATATGCTACTGGTAATACTGGTATCTTGTTGCAAAATGAACTGCACCTTCCAATTACTAAGTTTCTTAGTGGACCTTTGGGTGGAGACCAACAGATTGGTGCCTCCATATCTGAGGGCATAATTGATATCCTTATCTTTTTTTGGGACCCCCTTGAAGCACAGCCACACGATCCAGATGTTAAAGCTTTGCTAAGACTAGCAACCCTATGGAACGCAGGGGTGGCGGTAAATAAAGCAACAGCAGACATGATGATATCATCACAATTATTTGAAAAAAGAAAGGGAGAAAAGTAATGACAGATAATGAATATTACTATAGAGACCAAATGAGAGAACTACAAAATGTAAATGCATTTGTAAGAGTAAACACTCTTAGAACTATTTTAAATAAGCTGGAATGGTTTAAGGAAAATGATAAAACTTTAGAAGATGTTATTGATTTTATTAAGTCGGAGTTAACGTGATGATACAAAAGATTTTAAGATATGCAGAACATTTAGGATTAGATAAAGAAGCATTATTAGAAATGACAATGTTAGAAGCAATGTTATTAATTGAAAATACAAAAGATATGTGGAAGGAAGTGAAACAACTTGGGTAAACATCATGACAAAGTTCTTAAAGCATTAGAAATCAGAAAAAATAATGTTCCACAAAAAGGTGGATATAATATGCCTGGCTCAATGAATAAAAAGAAAACAGGCTATAGAAAATAAAGGAACTTGACAACCTCTCGGTAATGTGTTAGACTAGAATAATGCGATTCAAAACCTTGGTTTTGATTCCTGCTACTGCGGTTCTTGCAGCATCTGCTGTATCCCTACCAGTAGCCCAGAATCAAACCAGTGCTAATGAGGCACCGCAAAAAGTAAGACTAGTTGTTAGAACTACTGAAAAGGTAGACACAACAAGGCAAAATGCAGCATCAAGAGCTGCTGAAAGATTTGCCTTTGGAACCCCAAAATACAATCAACGGTTTGCATATTTTTATATGCAAGACAAGTATAAGTGGGGGGACAAACAACATTCCTGTCTAGTAAAGCTCTGGAACCGTGAAAGCGGTTGGCGTTCAAACGCACATAATAAGAGCTCTGGAGCACATGGGATACCTCAGTCCTTGCCAGGAAAGAAAATGGCATCAATGGGATCTGACTGGAAATCAAACCCTGAAACACAAATTAAATGGGGTTTGAAATACATTAAAGGGAGATATAAAACACCATGTAATGCTTTAGGGCATTCAAATCAACACAACTGGTACTAACCAGATGTCCTGAGCACAGACATTAAACTGCTCGCCATAATATATTTATAAGAGAACAACAGTCTTGACAGATGTTAAGATTATAATGTAAGATAGAGCATATGGATTCAGAAAAATTAATTGAAATAAGATACTTTGGAGATAAGAATACTCCTTTGTTTAAAGTTGTTAATCCAAAAGTAAAAAGATCTTGGATGGATGATACAGAAAATAATGCTTATCGCTGTACCCCACTAAATGTTGCAAACACTTATGGGTGGTATGTTTTGTGTCCAATCGATTTTACTGCAGAATGGAATGGTGGACCATTAAGCTCAGACATTTCTATTTCAGTTATCGATAGCACTGACAATGAAAAAATAGACATATTTAATGTTTTTGCTACAAATTTTGGTCACGGTATTTTAAGCTTTGTTCCAGATTTTATTGTTAAAACTTCTCCTGGGGTTTCAACCTATGTGCGTGGTGTTCCAAACTTAATTGCAAATGGGATACAGCCTTTAGATGGTGTTGTAGAAACAGACTGGCTACCATTTACATTTACATATAATTTTAAATTTATTAAGCCAGGAAAGATTAGATTTAATAAAGACCAGCCTTTGTTTAGTTTTTTCCCAGTACAGCGAGGCTATGTTGAAGAGTTTAATACAAAGATATCAAGCGTTAGCGACTACCCAGAATTTGAAAAAGAATACAAAAGATACAGCAGTCATAGAGAGAAGCAGCAAGCTGGAGTGACAGAAGATGATGGTCATTATGGAAGAGGAGAAAGTCCTATAAAAAAGCATGATGTAATGAACCATCTTAAGACAAGTAAAATAAAAGAATTTAAATATTAAATTCCTATTCCAAACATAAACTAGTTCTGATATAATATTTCTTATGTCAGAAATTAACATAGAAAATTTAATTGATGTTGTAGTTTCTTTTGCTCATCCAGAGCATCCAGAAACCCAGTCCGAGCACTTGATTGCTTTTATTAATGGATGGAACAATGCATTAAATCAAGTCATAGTTTATTTAAAGGATCAAACAGAACTGCCTCTTTAGCTCAGTGGTAGAGCACTCGCCTTGTAAGCGAGCGGTCTTCAGTTCAAATCTGAAAAGAGGCTCTCAAAAACAATTAGGAGAAATAATGAACTTAGTAGAGTTTATTGAAGAAGTAAAGTCTGGAACCACTATCGTGGATTTCTGGGCAGAGTGGTGTGGTCCATGCAAAATGGTTACACCAGTTTTAGAAGAGATTGCAAAAGAAAACGATGTAAAGCTTTTAAAGATTAACGTAGATGAAAGTAAAGAACTTTCAAGTGCCTTTAATCTAACAAGCATTCCAGTAATTATGCTATACACCGATGGTGAAAAACTAAAGCATATCATTGGTGCAAAGCCAAAGCCAGCATTACAAAAAGCCCTATTCGGAGAAAAGTAATATGGAGGGTATAGTCTTTTTGGCGGTAGCCTCAGTTATTCTTTCCATATGGACATACCTTTTATACAGACAAACCAACAACACTGATGCTGATATTGTAAACTTTGTCTTGTCAACGCAGGTGGCATCGTTAAAAAATGAAAACAACACACTTAAAGCTAGACTAAATACACTAGAGGAAGTAAAGAATGTTTAAAAGAAATAAAGATGAAATGTTGGTAGAAGAGTATCAGTATCGTGCAGTTATTACATATATTCCAGAGAAGTTTGTATGGAAAGCATCTGTTCAACGTAGAATTGGTATTAATGAATGGGTTAAGGTTAGATGTGGATTAAAGGGTGTCCAGTTTAGCACCAAAGAAGTTGCTGAACATACCGCAAAGAATAGAATTAAGGTACAAAAGAGTTTGGATGACAAGGCTAACAGTCCTATTTCATACATCATCTATGATGATTAACTGGTAAAATAGACATATGGCATCAAAAAAGTTTTTAACACCAATAAACCTACTAAACCTAGCCTCTGACCCGTCTTCACCAGCTGAAGGTGATATTTATTACAATACCACGTCTGATGCAGTAAAAGTTTATGCTAATGGTGCGTGGGCTTCTATTGGCTCTGGTGGGGCAGCAATTGACGGTCTTTCAGATGTAACAATTTCTGGAACTCTTGCAGACAATGAAGTTCTTGCATATGACACTACAACTTCTCAGTGGATTAATCAAACTCCAGCAGAAGTGGGTCTTGCACCACTTGCAAGTCCAGTATTAACTGGAGTTCCAGAAACACCAGATGCAGCAGCTGGAAGCTCCAGCGGAGTTATTGCTAACACTAGATATGTAGATACTGCAATAGGTGTAGTAACATCAGGTCTTGCTGCAAACTATCAACCACTTGACGCAGATCTTACACAAATTGCTGGACTAACACAAAATGGATTTCTTAAAAAAGAGGCTGAAGGATGGTTTATAGATACTGCTACTTTTGCACCAACTGCATCTCCAAGCTTTACTGGAAACGTAGTTCTTCCAGTAGAAACATCTATAGGCGATGTTTCCTCGGTTGAAATTGGCTACTTAAATAACGTAAGTAGTTCTATTCAAACTCAGTTAGACTCTAAAGCAAACCTACTCGATGGAGAAATTGAAGAATCTATTATTCCAGACACAATAGCAAGAGTAGATGATGTGGAGAACTCTTTAGGAGACTACATTCTTGAAACAGATAAAGGAATTAATAATGGAGTTGCTTCTTTAAATGGTATTGGGCAGGTACCAGCAGAGCAACTAAATCTTACCGCATACTCACTTATTGCATCTCCAACTTTTACTGGAAATGTTGGGCTTCCGTCAACCACTACTATTGGAACGGTTACTGGAACAGAAATTGCATATCTTGGAGGAGTAACATCTGCAATTCAAACCCAACTTGGTACTATGCTTACATCTACAACAGCAGCAGCTACATACTTAACAATAGCTGATGGAACAACAGCATACCAGCCAAAAGATTTAGACCTTACAAATATTTCTGCATTGTCAACAACTGGAATTGTTGTTCGTGGAACAGATTCAACATACACTACAGTAACTAATAATTCTTCTAATTGGGACACCGCCTATACTGATAGAAATAAATGGGACGGTGGAGACACAGGTCTTAATGCATCCTCTGGAAGAACATCTTTAGGTCTTATAATTGGAACAGATGTTCAAGCTTATAGCTCACATCTTGCAGGAATTAATACTCTTGGTTCTGGCACTGGTCTTCTAAAAAATACAGCAGGAACATGGTCCTATGACTCAAGTACATATGCACTATCATCTTCTTTGTCTGGATATCAACCAGTTGACGGAGATCTTAGTGCAATTGCAGCAATAACTTCTGGAATTGGTCTATTAAAAAGACTTGGACCAGACAGCTGGTCTATTGACACAAATTCTTATATAACTGGCTCCTCTCCAACAATTAGTACATCCTTGATATCTGGAACAAGTACCTTTAATTTAATAAATGCTACTGCAACAACAGTAAATTTTGCAGGTGCTGCAACAACATTAATTATGGGATCTACTGATGCTGGTGCAAGCACTACAATTAGAACTCCTGCAATAGTCACAACAAGCACATCTTTAGACTTATTTAATACAACCGCAACTACTGTTAACCTTGCAGGAGCTGTAACAACCCTTACAATTGGTGGTACTCCAACAGGATCTGTTACTGCAACACTATTTGGAAACGCAACAACATCTACAAAAACAATTAACATTGGAACTGGTGGAATATCAGGCTCAGAAACAAATATTAATATTGGTTCTTCAACGGCTGGGGCAACTGGAACGGTCTCTGTTTACCCTTCTACAAGTTTTGTTGGAACTGTTACAGTGCCAACTCCAACAAGTTCTGGTCATGCTACAACTAAAAGCTATGTTGACGCATTGGCTGCTGGAATTAATGTTAAACCTCAGGTGGTCTATGTTTCCCAAACAAATCTAAACGCAACATATGCAGCTGGAACTAGCGATTCTTCTGGCGGTCTTGGAGTTGGAGCAACACTTACTGGAGCCGTAGACGGAGCACTCATTCTTGACGGACCAGAAGTAGAAGCTGGACAAAGAGTTCTTATTAAGGACCAGACTGTAAGTGTGCAAAACGGCATCTATGTTGTAACATTTGCTGGTGACGGTGACGATCCGTTTATTCTTACAAGGGCTACAAATTTTAATGGAAATACTTCAACAAATGGACTAATTAAAAATGGAGATTACGTTTTTGTTACTTCAGGTACCAACTCTGCAAATGATTCTTATGTTGTTTCTCAGGGTGGAACTTCTACGACTCCAAGTGGTGCAATAAAAATTGGAACAGATAATATAATTTTTGCACAGTATTCTGGAGTTCCATCAAATATTAGCACCCTTGGATATGTTACAACAGGAACTTGGGCAGCAACCCCAATCGATAAAGACTTTATTGATACTGAAATAGCCAGAACAAACGATCCAGTATTTACTGGTCATGTCACAGTTCCATCCCCTACAGATGATACTGATGCAGCAAACAAAGAATATGTAGACGATTTAATTTTTGCCAGTTTGCCATACCTTCCAGACATTATTCCACTGGATGACTTGAGGTATGAGTTTAACGATATGGATTCTAGATTTGTTCCAAAATTCCAAGGAGAACAAGTAGCAATTAACAACCCACTTAGACTTTTAGTAACAATAAATGGTATAATTCAAACAGTGGACTTTCCAGAATATGTCTGGCAATCTATGCTACCAAGAGAAGGCTTCATGGTAGATAACGATGGCTACATAGCATTTTCCGAAGTCCCACCAGTAGGATCAACTTTTGATGCCAGGGTAATGCTTGGACCAAACGTAAATTCAATAAAGAAAGGATATCCATTCAAAGCAGTGGATATATTATTAGGAGCATAAAAAATGGCTAGAAAAGTACTTCACGAGACGAATTATACATTCACTCCGTCAACAAGAACGATTGTAATCCCAGATCACATTCCAAGGGAGAGACTGGTTTTAATTACAAACGTAACCACTAACCAAGTCATCTACAACTTTTCTGACCCTAGTCTTAAGGCAACAAGCTATACCCCAGCCATTGATTCAAACAACGTAGCCACAACAACTATTGTTCTTAATTACAACACAGCAGCAATGTCTGCTACAGATAAACTTCAAATTACAATTGATGAGTATGCTGAAAGCTTCCAGCCAGATGAAGCATACATGGATCCAGTCGGAAAATTCCGTGTATCTAGTCCAACATCACTTATTGATACAGACTTTGAGTATGGAACTCAGCCAACCAAATGGGAAGTACTGAGCCTTACAAACAACAAGCCTTCAGCCTTTTATGATATTCAAACACCAATTGCACAGCCTTCTGGAGGAACAAACACTTTTGTTTCTATTGCTGGAACTGGATCTTCTAGACTTGTAACAGTGGTTACAACTGCAGCACATGGTCTTTCAGTTGGAAATAAATTCTTCATTCAGGATACCTTGGATGTTAATGCAGACGGTTGGTATCTAGTAAGAAGCGTTTCCACAACAACAGTTTCTAATGATACTTTTACCTACTATGCAAGAGCAAATGTTACTAACGGAAGCGTTCTTGATGCAACAAAGACATTTGCATACAAGGCTTACAATTACACTGGATCAGAAATCCCACTTAGCGTCTCATCTGGTGCTGCATTTACAGCATCCAGCACTACGGTAACAGCAACAACTACAAATGCTCATGGTCTTAGCATCGGAGATTTGATTTATGTTTCTGGTACCACTGCAGCTTCTTCTAACCCACCAAATGGTGCTTGGGAAGTAAAAACAACCCCAACAACAAATACATTCACTTTTGATGTAATTGATGCACCATCTGGTGCAATCACTGCTGTTGCAAAGTCCTTAACTGGTAGACCAGGAACACTATCTGTACATAGACCGTTTGATGGTGGAGTAAAGTTTACAACTGGCTCTTCTGCTCCTGGATCAAAAATTGTAAGACAGACAAGAAGATACTTTAGATACCAATCAGGTAAAGGTATTCAGTTCTCAACTGGATCCATGATGAAGCCAGTATTCTCCGT